TGGACCTTCCGCAAGCAGCCGAAGTTCTTTGATGTGGTGACGTGGACTGGAACAACAGGGGCTAGAACGCTTACACATAATTTGGGTAGCACTCCCGGGGTAATAATTGTAAAAAGCACTACCAACACGGCGTTTTGGTGTGTTTATCATTCTGCGTTAGGCCCTACCAAATACTTGCAGCTTTCTAAAACTGACGCCGAAGCTACTCAATCCACGATTTGGAACAATACGGCACCAACATCCACGCAGTTTACTGTTGGTGCGTATCTCAATCAGGCGCAAACTTACGTAGCCTACCTCTTCGCCCACGACGCAGGAGGCTTTGGCCTGACTGGCACGGACAATGTGATTTCGTGTGGGTCGTACACAGGCAATGGCTCTACAACTGGTCCAACAGTTTCGCTCGGCTATGAACCGCAGTGGCTTATGATCAAGAATGCCAGCGGCACTGGCAACTGGCAGATCATTGACAACATGAGGGGTATGCCTGTTGGCTCGGCTGATGCAGCGCTGCAAGCAAACTTGAGCAACGCTGAATCATCTGTTGATTACGTTAGCCCAACAGCCACAGGATTCCAAGTTGTCTCAACAAGCTCTGAAGTAAACACCAACGCATCCACCTACATCTACATCGCCATCCGTCGCGGCCCGATGAAGACGCCGACAACGGGGACGAGTGTGTTTAGTCCTATCTTGTCTAGCGACGCTCAAGGCACCCAGCAAACTACAAACTTTCCTGTCGATCTTCAGGTAAGGGTGAGGCCGGGGACGACATCAAACCGAGCCTTTTCTGATCGCTTGCGGAGCGTTAGCACGAATACCACAAGTTCTGGCCTCTTGTTGTACAGCAACAGCACCTCCATCGAAGCATCTGATTCTGGAGCCACTCTATTCTGGAATAGCACGGGGTTTCAAATACCACCAAACAATGGAGGCTTCAATTCTATTTACTGGAACTTCCGCCGCGCCCCCGGCTTCTTTGATGAGGTGTGCTACACGGGGACGGGTGTTGCAAGGACGGTGGCGCATAACTTGGGTGTTGCGCCTGAGTTGATGATTGTGAAAAAGCGCAGCGCCGCTGATGCATGGATTGTTTATGCCAACAACGACAACACCGATTATTTGGTATTAAACACCACTGCTGCAACGGTTGATAACAATACAATTTGGAACGACACCAGCCCCACATCCAGCGTCTTTACTGTAGGCACCAATGATGACGTGAATGGTAATACGGCTACGTTTGTCGCCTACCTCTTTGCCTCCTGCCCCGGCGTGAGCAAGGTAGGGAGCTACACAGGCACTGGCACGACACAGCAGATCAACTGTGGCTTTACAGCGGGTGCTCGGTTCGTGCTGATCAAGCGCACTGACAGCACAGGTGATTGGTACGTCTGGGATTCTGCCCGTGGCATAGTGGCTGGTAACGACCCATATCTGCTGCTCAACAGCACAGCGGCTGAAGTGACAAACACCGACTACGTTGACACCTACGCGCAAGGGTTTGAGATCAGCAGCTTCGCGCCTGCTGCAATCAATGCCAACGGCGGGACCTTCATTTTCTTGGCGATAGCCTGATTGGAGTAACACATGGAAATCTATATTCGTAAATCTGGGCAGGTGGTGACGGAATCTGAATTCCGCGCCATGCACCGCAACACCTCGATGCCACTGCAATTGTCTGAGGCACTGCTCAACGACTTTGGTGCTGATGTGGTCTTTGAAGGCCCGCAGGCGTCTGGCGGTGATCGCTACCAGTACAGCCAGCGTCAGGGCGTGGAGCAGATCAACGGCAAGTGGTACACCAAGTACATGCTGGGGCCGATTTTCACCGACACCGAAGAAGCCACAGCAGCCGAGCAGGAAGCGGCCTACAAAGCCATGAAGGATGCTGAGCAGGCTAAGGCTGTGCGCGATGACCGCAACAAGCGCCTGAGCGATTCTGACTGGACACAAGTCGCAGACGCACCCGTGGACAAGGCTGCATGGGCTACATATCGGCAGGCGTTGCGCGACATCAGCAGCACAAGAGGGCTTCCCTTGGGAAGTTCAGTGGCCTACACAGCCGGAGTAAATTATGCCTCTCAAAAAAGGTAAGTCAGATAAAACTGTCAGCGAGAATATCTCTAAGATGGTAAAAGAAGGTAAGCCACAAAAACAAGCTGTTGCTATTGCTCTCAATGAAGCAGGTCGCTCTAAGCCTAAGCGCGGTGAACGTACAGAGAAAAATAAACGTAAAAAGAGTTGACAAACAGTACTAAATATGGTACAATGTTTGTGTTTATAAGGAACTTTAAGGATGTCTACAACGTACTTACAACTGGTTAACAATGTTCTAATCCGTTTAAGGGAGAATGAAGTATCTTCTGTTGGGGATACTCCTTATAGTTCCTTGATTGGTGTCTTTGTTAACGATGCTAAACGTGAAGTAGAAGATGCTACTAGCTGGCAAACTTTAAATCAGACTATTGTAATTCCTACGGTATCTGGTACACGTAATTATACTTTGACTGGATCTGGTCAAAGATTCAAGACAAACCAAGTATTAAACGATACTGAAGATACTGAAATGCGTCAAGCTCCGGGTAACTGGATTGATCGTCAGTATTACTTAGCTGAGGTACAGAATGCTGCTCCTATCTACTATAACTACAGTGGTGTTGATTTAAATGGAGACACTCAAGTGGATGTCTGGCCTCAGCCTGATGGAGTATATTCATTACGCTTCGATCTGAACGTACCTCAGTTAGATTTATCCGCTAACAGTGACACAGTTAAAGTTCCTGTTCATCTTGTGCAGCTTCTTGCGTATGCTAAAGCAGTTGCAGAGCGTGGTGAAGATGGGGGTATGAACTTCTCTGAAATTTATCAACAATATCGACTTGCCTTAGCTGATGCTATTGCTTTGGAGCGTAACAGATACGGTGAAGACGTTATCTGGGAAAGTGTATAAACATGGTAGCAAAGTTACTTACGACAAGTATAGCTGCTCCGGGATTCATGGGGTTGAATACACAGGACTCCTCTGTATCCCTTGAAGCAGGTTTTGCAACGGTAGCTAATAACTGTGTTATTGATAAGTTTGGTCGTATTGGTGCTCGTAAGGGATGGACAGCAGCACATGCATCAAATGCTGATCTAGGTACAGCCAATGTAAAAGCTATTGGAGAACTGATAGATGCGGCTGGTAACTCTTATGTATTAGCTGCAGGTAACAATAAACTGTTTAAGCTTGTTGGAAGTACTTTGTCTGTCCTTACGTACGGTGGCGGTGGTGTAGCTCCTACGATTACAGACAGTAACTGGCAGATGGCTCCTTTGAATGGTTGTCTGTATTTATATCAAGCTGGTCATGACCCTCTAGTGTTTGATCCTGCGGTCAGCACAACACAGTATCGTAGGGTGTCTGAGAAAACAGGCTATGTAGGTACTGTGTCTCAGAACAACTGTGTAATCAGTGCTTATGGTCGTACATGGAGTGCTAACAACAGTGCTCACAAGAGTATGGTGCAGTTCTCTGATCTGTTAGCAGGACACGTTCTGAGCACTGGTACAGCAGGAACTTTAGATATTACTGAGATATGGCCTGCAGGTTCAGATGAGATTATTGCTCTAGCTGCTCACAATGGATTCTTGATTATCTTTGGTCGTAGGCAGATTCTGATCTACTCCAATGCAACAGATCCTTTTAACTTATCTCTTTCAGACGCCATTACAGGTACAGGCTGTATTGCTAGAGACTCTGTTGTTCCTACAGGCTCAGACATTATCTTCTTGTCTGAATCCGGAGTCAAGTCTCTTATGAGGACTATTCAAGAGAAGTCTGCTCCTCTCCGTGATCTTAGTGCCAACGTACGTGATGATCTTGTATTAGAAGCATTACTAGAAACTCCTGCAGATATTAAAGCAGTGTATTCTGACAAAGATGCCTTTTACTTGTTGTCTTTCCCTGATCGTCAGTTAGTGTATTGTTTTGATACACGAGTGACGCTCCAAAATGGTGCAAACAGGGTTACTACATGGGACGGTTTAGTTCCTTATGCTTTCTGCTATACACGTAGCAAAGAGCTACTGGTAGGCAAGGAAGGGTATATTGGTAAATACGATACCTATCTTGATAATGCCAATACGTACACAATGAAGTACTATACTAACTACTTTGACTTCCAAAGCCCTACGGTGGTAAAGATCATGAAGAAGGTAGGTATTACAGTGATTGGTGGTCAAGGCTATCCTGTAGTGTTAAAGTTTGGATTTGACTATAGTGACATTTTGAACAGTCGTCAGTTCAATCTTGCCAATGCTACAGTTGCTGAATATAACATTGCTGAGTATGCATTAGCTGAATATGGTGGCTCTGCGTTTGATAACAAGATTATCAATATCGGAGGCTCTGGTAAGGTGATTCAGCTAGGTTTTGAAACCATTGTCAATCAAAAACCAGTATCTATACAAAAACTGGATGTATATGTTAAGACAGGAAAGACACGATGAGTAACTACACTAAAGCCACTAACTTTGCTGTTAAGGATGGTCTTACTACAGGTAATCCAAATAAGATCATTAAAGGCACTGAGATTGACACTGAGTTCAATAACATTGCTTCTGCTGTTAATTCTAAAGCTGATGCTAATAACTCTGCTCTGACAGGTAACGCTACAGCAGTTAACTTAACCGTATCTGGAACATTTACTGCCACCGTGAACGGAGGGACTTACTAATGGCTAGTTTAGCTGATCTTTTTACAGGTTTGCTTGGTACGGCAGGTAGTATTTATACTGCTAATCAGCAAGCCAATGCTGTCCGTGATGCTGCTAGCCAAGCTGCTCAGGCATCTCAGTTCCGTCCTGTGGGTATCACTACCCGCTTTGGTCGTAGTGGTTTCCAGTATGATCCTGCTTCTGGTCAATTAGTAGGCGCTGGCTATCAAGTAGCTCCTGATGTGGCTGCTATGCGTGAAGGCTTGTTAGGTCTTGCTGGAGGTCAACTCTCGCAGGCTCAACAGGCTCAGGCTATGGCTCCTCAAGTGAGTCAAGCTGCTCAAGGTTTATTTAACTTAGGTCAGCAGTATGTTGCTCAGACACCACAAGCTGCAGCACAGCAGTTCATGTCTCAGCAGCAGCAGTTACTTGCTCCGGGTCGTGAACAAGAGCTTGCACGTTTTAGCAATGCTGAATTCAATCGTGGTACGATGGGCTTAGGCGTAGGCGCTACTCAGGCAGGTTATCAAGAAGGTGCTCCGGGCTTAGCAGCCTCTAATCCTCGCTTTGCAGCCCTGTACAATGCCCGTGCTGCTCAAGATGCTCAGTTGGCTGCTCAGGCTCAGCAGGCAGGTATGCAGCAAGCTCAGTTTGGTCAAGGTCTGTTAAGCAATGCTCTTGGCTTACAAGGCCAAGGTTATAATCTTCAGACACAAGCTCTTGCTCCGTTTACAAACTATCTTACAGGTGCTGGTAACATTGAAAACATGGGTCTTCAAGCCCTCACTCAAGGAACAGGCTTAGGTAGTGCTATTACTGCTGGCGCTACTAATGCTGCTACTATCCAACAACAAGCTGCTAATCAAGCTGCTCAATTAGCTGCTATGCGTAACCAAGCTGTTGTCGGTGGATTACAAGATCCGGTAGCTGCTCTTATCGGTGCTTTGACTCGTTAAGGAATAATATAAATGGCAACACAATTACCTAGTCTCTTTGGCACTGCAATGGATCCTGAGCAGATGGCAGAAGCTCGTGCTCTGCAGTTCTCTCAGATGTCTCCACAGCAACAGATGCAATACAACATCTACCGTAATGTTAATCGTTTAGGTCGTGGTGTTGCCGGACTGTTAGGTGCTGAAGTAGAAGATCCTACGATGAAGAAGGCTTCGCAGCTTCGTCAGTTAGCTTCTCAGTTTGATACGACTACTGCTGAGGGTATGATGCAGTATGCACAGGCTCTGCGTAACATTGACCCTCAGTTGGCTGTGCAGGCTGCTCAGCAGGCTCAGGCTATGATGTTACAAAGTGAGAAGATTCGGACACAAGAAGCTCAAACAGGTCAAGCCCAAGCAACAGCGGCTAAAACAGCAGCAGACGAAGCAAGAATTGTTGCAGCGAATCAGAGAGAAGAAAACTTACGTCAAGCCTTAGCTGGTTTACCTCCTGAGGCAACAGATAAAGATGTTGAAACTGTAGTGCGTCAGTTTGGCAGCCCTGATAAAATCTTTGCCTCTTTGGAACGCCGTCAAAAAGCTGAAGCTGATCGTATTGCTAAAGCTGAACTTGCTCGTGAAAAAGCTGAGCGCGATGCTGCTGAGAAACAACGTGACCGTGAGTTTAAACAGCAATTAGCTGCATTGTCGGCTGCTAATCGTTCTGCATTAACTGATGTTCAGCGTGAGATTGCTCAAACAAGGTTAGATGAATTAAAATCAAAACAGCAAGACAAAGCAGAACGTAAGGAAGCTGCACAGCAGGCAGCACTGACACACGCAACAAAAGTTATTGGTGATGTTACCGATGCTTCTAGTCTTGTTGGTGGAATGACTACAGGTTTAGTAGGCAAGGCTCAGTCGTTTGTTCCGGGTACAGACGCATATAACCTTAACCAGCGACTGTTAACCATTAAAGCTAACCTTGGTTTTGATCGTCTGCAGCAAATGCGTGATGCTAGTCCTACAGGCGGTGCTTTGGGTCAAGTTGCTGTGCAAGAATTGAACGCATTGCAGGCTACTGTTGGTTCGTTAGAGCTTGGTCAAGACAGAAAAGAATTACAAAAAAACTTGAACAAGATTGAACATCATTACTCTAACTGGATTAGGACTACTCGTGGCGAACAGCCGATTTCTTTTGAAGAGTTCATGAAGTCTAAAGAGCCTGCTAAAGCAGCGCCAGCAACTACACCAGCAGTAGGTACGGGAACTTGGTCTATCCGTCCTAAACAACAATAAGGATAAGTAATAATGGCTACTTATATTGTTACAGCGCCTGATGGAAAAGAATATGAAGTAACTGCACCAGAAGGAGCTACACAAGATCAAGTGCTGGCGTATGTGCAGCAGAACTACGCTCAAGCAGGTCAGCCACAGCAACGTTCTTTAGGACAAGACCTTGCCCGTCAGGCAGGTTTAACAGCTAGGGCAGGCATTACAGGCTTAACTGCAGTTCCTGCAATGATGGCTGATCCCATTGCTGCTGTGGCTAATCAATTGGCGGGTCGTAAGGTTATGGAACTTCCTAGTCAAGGGATTCAAAACCTGATGACTGCTGCTGGCCTACCACAGCCAGAAGGAAGCTTAGAACGGGCTGTTCAGACAGGAGCATCGGCAATAGCTGGCGTTCCTGCTCAGGCAGTTTTGTCCGGTACATCAGCGGCACTTGCACCATTGCGTCAAAACATCGGTACTCAAGCCGTTGCAGCAGGTGCTGGCGGTGCAGCCTCTCAGAAAGCTGCTGAAATTGTACAAGAAGCTACAGACAATCCTATTGCTGCTGTTATTGCTGGATTAGCTGCAGGTACGGTTGCTGGTGGTCTGTCTGCTAAGGCAGCATCTTCGGCCACTGCTAAGCGAGAGCCTTTGGTGTCTTTGAACGAAATTAAACGTAGGGCACAACAATCTTATGCAAAGATGGAAGAACAGAATGTGTTTGTTAAGCCTAAATCTGTTCTGGACACTTTAAATAATATTGAGAATCAGTTAGTCAAGCAAAATTTTAATCCTAAATTAGATGACCATAAGCCGGTTGCTCAGGTTCTTGAACAAGTTAGGGATATGGTTGGTACACAACGGGTATCTTTTCCGAAACTTGAACAGATTCGTTCAGCTTTGAATGAATTGAAAAACTCTAAAGAAGCTGCTACAAGAAAATATGCTGGTCAAGCGGTTGCTGATTTAGATAGTTACATCACAAGTTTATCTGGTAAAGATATTATTGCAGGTAAGAATAATTTAGGCGAGGCTGTAAAAGCTGTGCAGTCTGCTCGTAAAGACTGGCGTAACTTATCCCGCGCTTCTGTGCTGGAAGATGCACTGAATGTTGCTGAAGCTAAGGCGCTTGATCCTAAGGCTTCTGAAGGTGAGTTAATTCGTAGACAACTTATCAATCTGGCATCAAGTAAAGACAAAATGAGATTCTTTACTGAGCGTGAGCGTAATGCCATTAAAAGTGTTGCATCAGGGCCAGTAGCTGATCCGTTGTTGTCTTTGTTAGCTCGGTTTAACCCTGAACGTAGTCAGCTTGTTACTGCAGGTACTGCATTTGCAGCAGGTACTAATCCCGCTTTGGCAGCTACTGTAAGCGGTGCTGGTTTTGCTGCAGATAAGCTTCAAAGCGCACTTCGTCAACGTTCAGCCAATAGGTTAATATCGGACATTGCCACAGGAAACTTACCTCAAGTTCCTGCTAACATGGCTTGGAGAGGGATGTTGTCTGGGCTTATGGCTCAACCGGAGGAATGATAAGATGTCTTTATCACAGTCAACCACAGAAACGGTATCTGGAATGGCAGCTAAGGCTGCTGCTCCGGTTACTGTCTCTCTTGCCACAGTATCTGGTTACCAAGTATCGGAGTTGCTCTTATGGGCTACTCTGATCTACACGGTACTGATGATTGCTCATAAAATCTACAACATCTATAAAGACGTAGCAGGTAAGAAATGAATAGGTTAGTCCCAACTTCGTTAGTGCTCACAGCCGCTGTACTGGTAGGCATTGCAGTGGAAGAAGGCTTTGTAGGCCAAGCTTACACACCAGTCAAAGGAGATGTACCCACTATCGGATTTGGGACTACCTCAGGAGTCAAGCAGGGAGACACTATAACCCCGGAAAGGGCACTTGTAAGACTATTCAATGACGCAGATAAATTCACCCAAGCAGTTAAACGATGTGCTCCAGTACCAATGTACCAATATGAGTTTGATGCTTACATCTCTCTCACCTACAATATCGGGCCTACTGCTTTTTGTAATTCTACTCTTGTCAAGAAACTGAACACTTATGACTATGAAGGAGCTTGTAAAGAGATCCTTAGATGGGATAAGTTTAAAGGACAGCCTCTTAAGGGTTTGACACTAAGGAGACAGAGAGAATATAATCTCTGTATGGGAAATGTGGACAGCCATTTTAAATAAAACTGTACTAAAAGTAACACTTTGTGTAATCTTATGTGTAGTCAGTGCCTACTACGGATACAAATACGGCTCCAACAAGGAAGCTGTTAAGCTCTTGGAGTATCAGAATGCTCAAAAGGCATTATTGTTGCAGTTAGAGAAGGACAATAAACAAAAGATATTGTCTTTACAGAAGGATAAAGAGAATGCTATCAAGAATCTTAACAAGCGTCATGCTTCTATCGTTGACAGCCTGCGCCAGCGTCCAGAAAGACCTACCAATCCCGCCACAGAAGCCCCTAGTGCTCCCTCTGTCTGCACAGGAGCAGGAAGCACTGGAGACAGACTTTATAGGCAGGATGCTGAATTTCTTATCGGGGAAGCTGCCAAAGCAGACATCCTCAGACAAGCCTTAAAAGCTTGTAGAGCACAATTAGAACCATAAATAAGTAAGCCCCTTTGGAGTGATCCATCGGGGCTTTTTTGTTTCTATTAAAAGATTACGGTGAGGACAAAGAAGGTTAAGAACAAGTGGATACAAGCTCTTTCTTCAATGTCGTCATCAGTCATCTTATCTTCATCGATATCATCAGGGATCATAAGCGCAGTATCGTGAGAGATACCTACTATGAAGCCCTTAGCCATGCGTACATCAAAGATCATAAACCATCCTCATATTTAGTTTTAGCCACAATGTAGTTCTTTACAAGTGAGCTACGTACAATGTCATCAATGCTGAACTCAAACCGAGAGAACTCTGACATCTTACTAGCAATGTCTAGGAACTTTAACAGTCCAGATTTGTCATCCTTCTTCTTAAGGTCGGTCTGTCGATAGTCACCACAGAATATGATCTTGGACTTGTCACCTACTCGTGTGATGATAGTGTCTAGTTCCTCAAATGTAAGGTTCTGCATCTCATCGACAATCAAGACACTATTGGTGAAAGTAGTCCCTCGAATGAAGCTGGTAGACACAAACTCTACATGGCCTTGCTCTTCTAAGCGATCCCAAGCATCCTTACGTTTGAACAAGTCTGCACAGATTTGCTTATACGGCTGGAGGTACACATCCATTTTCTCATCCACGTCACCGGGAAGGAAGCCCATATCACGACTTTGAACTGCGCTCCTGATGATGGTTACCTTGTAGAAGGGATTACCCTTGTCCAAGACCTCTTCAAGTGCTTTATACAAAGCAATGTATGTCTTACCTGTTCCAGCTACTCCGTGAAGGGCTACGAAGTAGTCCCCACGTTGATAGGCTTCAAAGAACTCTTTCTGTTTGTCTGTCTTCGGTCGGATAACTGCCATATCATCCAGCTTCAACTTCAAACTGTTTGACTGCTTCTCTTTAGCAGTCTCTTTCTTGGCAGGTACCGTAGTCATTATTCACTTTCATCATAATCAGAAGTATCGACATATCTTTTGTCGTAAGAATAGATAAAATCACAAGACTCCCAATCTTTATCTAGTTCTTTTGCTACTCTTTGTGTTATTTCAGTTAAAACATCTACGGCTTCTTTTACAGAATTTGCTGAAAAATGTATATGCAAATAAGTTTTCATTACTCACCCTTATCATCATCCACGACATACGGGACAGTCCGTACTGTAGGATATTTAGCCATGAACTCTTCTCGTGTAATGTCTCGTCCAATCTTGACTTCCTTAAAAGCCTCCCCAGCCTGAGCTAGGGAAGCCTTCAAAGTCACACACGCTGGACAAGCATCCTTAGTGTAGACTACTTTCATATTAACGAATCGGGCAAGCGCCAGAAGCACATTCACTATCGTCCAGACCAATGTCGAGACTATCAATAGAAGTAATCAGACGGGTCTTAGCAACCAACTCATCATACTGTTCTTTAGTGATCTCTTCCAAAGGAGCTTGCTTGAATCCATGCTCGTTGTGAAGCAAGAAAGACAGGCTCTTATGGTTGTTCTTGTAGTTCTTCTTAAGATACTTACGAATCTCCGTAAGCTCTTCTTTACGATAGTACACGGTACACGACACAGAGTTATCGCTCCACACTTCTTGCAACCATTTAACAGTTTCTAGCTGCTGAATTGCTGTCATGTCTTTAGCCAATACTGCATGATCTGGGTGACGGAACGGGAAGGACACAACAACAGTGCTGCGGTCCTCTGAGCCATCAAAGTTTTGCTGGTATTCAACAGGATAGCCATGATCTCGGCAGGTCTGCACAAGAGGATGGTTAGAGCTGATACGAATACGTCTAATCATGTAGCGGGCATAAGCAGGATGACATCCCGGAGTAACACCCGGAAGCAACGATAAAGTCCCGGAGGGTTTAACAGTAGTAATCTTCACTGATGTAGGAAAGCCTTTATCAGCAGAATACTGCTTATCAAACACACGGAGTTCTTTATACACATCATTCAACCATCCTTTTTGTTCCTCCGTAGCTTGTAGGACGCCCGTGACACCAATACCCATACGCATATTTTTATGTACGATCTCTTCAGTAATCTTGAGATGGAACGGAAGAGCGAGCGAGTGCTTGTTAACACGATAGAGAAGCTTGGCAACATCTAGCATTTCCTCTTTAGAAGTAATATTTGGAAGATAAATTTCCGCAAGGCAGCAAGTTTCCCCGTCAGCCAAACTCTGCTCCGCACAGGGGTTGTAACCTTGTACATCGGGATCAGGGTATTCGGTTTCACCAAGCCGTCCAATCTTACGGGATAGTTTGAGGTTAATGAGACCATAAGGCTCTCCTTTTCCTTCATATCCATCCCAGAAAAACTCATGAAGGTCTCCAATGTCGTGACAAACAACGCTGTTGTTGGACATGGCTCGCCAGCTCGGGATATTACCCAAGTCCCATCGTTTAGCAAGCAAATATTCCACATCGTCAGGGTCTCCAATAGCAATTTGAGCACTGCGGCGAACATTACCAGCAACAACAACAGCACCGATAATATTCATGATGTCAAGACAATCCACAGGACGAAGTTTCTTACCTGCCCGCTTTTCTAGGATTTCTCCGATCTTTCCAATACCCCACACAAGGTCTTCAGGGCCACTGGCAGTACCTCCGAATCCTTTAATAGGGGCACCTTTAGAGCGAATTAACTGTGTCGAATAGGTAAACGATTGCTTACCAGACTCGTGAGCCAAGAAAGCAGCTTTAAGCGTCTTACCAAGAAGGGCAACCCATCCCTCACGACTATCAGGGACAATGAAATCAGCATCGGGAACATCAGAACGAACAGGACACTTAAAATCCACATTGACTGGAGGAAGTTTTTCAACATTAGCCTTTTGAATATTATAACCAACACCGGAGCCAAGCATAAGCAAATCCATTGCCCACGTAAATGGCTCAACCGGCTGGTCAACAACTTTAAAAGCACAGTTTTGAAGACTAGCACCACCTAGGCGACCCACAGTGTCTGTCCCAAGCTGCCACAAAAAGCGTCCTGCAACAGTCCCCTTAAGCTCCATCAAGTACTTCTTAAGACGCTGTTGTTCTTCAGGAGTAAACCCAACACCTAATTGAGTATTTGATGCGTTAACGACACGATTAACAGTATCCTCAAATTCTTCTGTGGCACTGTTAGGGTCTGCCTCGTCCAAGCGGCGGGCGTATGTACGCTTGTACGTAATGTAACCAACAGAGCTAAAAGGTGTTTCGTATTTCATAAGTTCAGTCATTATTTCTCCGTTAAATATTTTTTAGCTTTTGCAAGCCATATCAGCATGTGGCATAAGTACACCTAAAACTGCTCATTAATTAACCTTTCTAGTTTCTCTTGTTTGTCTTCTACAATATCTTCAAAACGCTCAACGAGGTCTTCACTAGAGATATTAAGTATTTCTAATAAAGTCACCTCATCGAGCATTATAAGCTTCTCTTTTAGTTCTTCAAACGTGAGGCTGCTCATAGGCTTCACACAACTTATCTAAATACCAGCGCGCTTTCTTTAGGTCTTCTACACCATTCTTGTCCATGAAGCGCATCAGGTACTGCATCATTTGTACGTAGTCTGAAATAAACATACCGGAGCTTTGAGAGCTAATCTTGTCTACCAGCCGTTCAATGACATCGCGTACTTCAATGCCGCACTCTTCAAAAAGCATGTAATGCTTAGGCTTAGACACAACGTCATAGTCTTCACCTGTCATGCCATTAACACCTTCATGCCAAGACTTGACAGCTTCATGAACAGGTTTCCACTCAGGAACAGAGTTGTCCGGCTCATCACTATACATATTCCAAGGAACAAAGTTCTTGTAGTTCTCACAGAGCTTACAAGGGTGTTCTCTGTCTTTGTCATAGTACTTATAGAAGCACGAGTTACATTTATGGATTGTTTGTTCCATATCAGTCCTCAAGCAAATCTTCAAGAATTGATAACTTGTTTTTCTTTGGCCGGGAATTACGTTCGTCCATCTCTTGCTTAATTGCCTCAGCATTTGTTGCCATATGATCTTGTAGTTTTTTAAGCTCTCGGATCAACAGATCAAGCTTCTTATAACGCTCATCAAATTGTTTTTTAGTGCTTACGTTAAAGTCTAAAGTAACTGAACGATTACAATCGCTGATAATGACTTCGCTATAAAAACCACCTCCGTAGGGCCAAATATCGAAAGAAATATCGATAGCCGCTAATCCACGGTCTTTATTCAAAAAGGTACGGCTGTGGATACTTTTAACTTTGGTTTTTGTTTGCATATTTCCTCTGTAGATATTCAATGCTCAAGAACAGTTCATCGAAGTGACCACCTTGTACCTCATTCAGGATAACAAGACCACGCCAATGCCTATTACTAAGCTGATCCATATAACTCTCATCGTGAAGATAATAGCTACCCGCGATAATAGCACAAATAGGCTTACCATCGGCTCTTTTGCCATATGCTACCTGTTTTCCTTGTTGGTGACCTGCTACGCAACTCATATGCAACTTGTTAATGATAGCTGCAGCGGAACCAGCAGGTCTACCCATAGCGCCTACGGGCCAGTAGTGATTAAAGCCCACACCATTAATGAACACAGGGTGCAGAAAAGGATAAACTTCCCAATCTTTCTCATACTCCAAGTCCTTTGTAGAAATCAACCCCTCAAGTGTAGGATTGTTGTTAACGGCTCTATCGATCCTATGCTCATGATTACCAAGCGTCAGAACCATACGAGGCTTGTAAACCTTTTCCTTGTTCTTACGCTGCTTAGACTGCAAGCCACGTAGAGGAGCTAGTAGTTTCTTCATTGCTTCCTTAGCTACTTGAATGTCGGTCTTGTAACGCAAGCCTTCAAAGTATTTAGAGCCTTTGACATCGTGACTGGATAGGCTAGGCATGTCAGCAAAGTCCCCTATGTTAACTACAACATCAGGCTTGTAGTCGCAGATAGCCTGCCCTGCCCATTCAAGATGCTCAGTAGGGACACCCTCTTTAATCTGACAGTCCGGGATTATCAGTATTCTCATCTTCGTCCTTTTTCCAACGAGGGCCGCGCCACTTCCACAGTTCTTCTGCATCATCTAAGTGCAACCACACAGGCTCTTGCACCTTGATCCTGTCCATGATCGGATAGCCATAGACACCTTCAAGGAACTTAACAAAGTCATTCAGGATTTCATCCCACGTATGCTCTGAAGTCTCGATGTGTGTCTTGTACACTTTACCTTCACAGTCCTTGTACTCAAACCCGTAATATTCTTTATCACCAGATTCTACCATGATTGTTCCTTTCAACGGTTATCGCCAGAGCCTTGAATTGTATTCCGCTGCTTACGGCTTTCAAGTTTATCAATGTTCATTTGTGCAATGTCATCAAGCTTAAAACCGAAGTGATTAGCAACACCTGCTACGAACCACAAGACATCACCGGTCTCTTTCTTTACAAATTCAAAGTCAATCTTACCATCACGTTCAAACTTAGCAAAGAGACTGTGCAGTTCACCTACTTCGCTAGACAGCCCAAGCAGCATATAAGGGGCTGTCTTAGCGGTAGGTAAGGCAAAGCTCATGGCTTTTTCTTGATATTCATTCAGTTCCATTTAGCATACTCATTATGTTAGGACAAATCTCAGCAAGTACTTTCTTACACTCTAACGCAACTTCACGATGCTCCTTCTGAGTGCTAGGATCAGTACGAATCTCGATGTAATGTAGCCAACTACGCAGCGTACCGTTCATGTACATCCTACTCATCGTCAAGCCTTCTGGAAGCAATGCACGGGCTTGCTCTTTAGCGATACCTTTCTCAAGAGCCATTTTGTAGACCTGCTCAGCTTCAGCTTGAATGCGCCACTGAGCAGCGTTCCACCAATGATTCAGATACTGGTCATCAGTGTCAAGACTGTTCTGACGATTCTTAGTATCCTGCATTCGGCATTCTCGAACAGCGAATTCAGTAGCTACGGCGTATCGTTGAGAGAACTCTTGGAAGCTGAAGCTACGGTGACGGAGAATCTGTCGTGCAATATCACGAGTAGTCTCGATCTCCATACACACATTAGCCATCTCAAAAGGTGACCAATGCTTATGCTTAACAAGATACTTCAATAGCTTACCAGCAGTATCGTGATTGTGTTGATTCTCTGGGTTACTTACCCGAGCACAGTAGGCAACTTTCTCCTCAATATCAGGAGTTGCCCATACTAGATTAACTTTCATCTTTAATGTCTTCTCCGTTACAGGTTAGCTTCTCACCTTCTCGCACAGCCGCTTTGAGGGCTTCCATGATACCAAAGCTAAGTAATGCTTGTACTTCTTCAGAGGTCAAGTCAAAAGCATAGCAAGCACTGCCATCTTCGTTTTCATGTAATAGCTTAACGTCCATGATTCTACTCCTTAATCCATTCATTAGGAATTACCTTATCAGCAAACTTAAAGCCATGTTTACGACACCAGTCGGCATAGGTTGTCCTAGAAGTCTTACTGATACGCGCTTTGGAGTTACTGAAGACAAACCTAATATCCAGTTCAGGGTGTTGTTCCTTGATCCATAGATGCTTTTGTCTATCAGCTACTAAGAACCTGCCTTTTGACTCCACAATGATGCCGTTAGCAAGTACGAAGTCGGGAGTATAGGTGTGCTTGGATGCTGGCCTGATGTAGTTAATCTTGTACTCTTCATAGGTGTACTCAACTTTAGCTTTATTAAGCTGCTCTGCCAGTCGCTCTTCCAAGCCACTCCTAAACCCGTACTTCTTAGCTACCTGTTCCTTGGACAGCTTAGCCTTCGGTGCCATTGTCTGACAAATCTTTAACAGTCTTATTGAACTGATGTAGCAGGTTACCAAAGTTTTCTACAAACTCCTCGTCATGCTGCATCTTACCCATAGCAAACAAGATTGCATGAACAAGCTCGTGGTAGAAAGTAACCTCAGTTGCCTGTGGTGTCATTCCCGCCTTAATCAGAATCTTATAAGCCATGACATCACAGTGACCTAGATCACTGATGTCTTCACTCATGTGGACTTGCCACTCACATCCTGAGAGGTTGAAGGTGGACACCAGAGTTGGTTCTGTTTCCTTCGTAACCACAGGAGCTGTCCGTTTTCGATTACCCGTGACAACTCCTGCTCGTGTTTGTTGTACATTTCGCATACAGCCTCGTATAGTTCCTGTTCAGTTTTACAATCTTGAAGAGCCTTCTCAGCCTTTTTAGGCCCAATACCGTGCAATCCTTGGATGTTGTCGATCCTGTCACCCGTAAGGATTTGCTTGTAAAAGTTCCTAAGCCCTTCAAACTCGGATACATAATATCTCTCATCTTTGACTGGATTGTAGTGCCACCCTTGAAGCTGATCTAGGTCTTTGTCTACATGCACAATCCAGCACTTATCAAGTCTTTCAACGGACTGTATTGCTACAGCATCGTCTGCCTCTTCACCGTCTGTAATCACTGCTCCGTGTCGTTTAACAAGGTGCTCTCTAAGTGCCTCATAGTGTATAGGCCTCTTAAGATCAACCCTGTTACCTTTGTACGGAACAGTGACTGCTACTTCTTCTCTGAAGTTACCTTTGCCTGTCAGATAGGCTTGATAGTCATCCACTTTCAAGTTAATGAACAGGAAGTCTTCAAGCCACTCTGTTAGCCGTGCCTTTGCGATCTGTAATGGTTCTTCTTCTGTAGTGAAGCCAACCCTGTACACCATCACGTCAGCATCGACTAAGGCGTAATCTAATTTAACTTCAGAGGATGTCGTCATCTTCGTCATCAGCACCGGAGCCTTCAGGATTGTATTCCACAAGCTCAGTGATGATAAGTTTCTTCACAGACGGAGCAGCACCGAACTTAGAAGACATCTTGTGACGGTAGCTGCTAATCAAGGCTTGCACTTTAGTGCCGTTACCGATCTTGTCAATCGACACAGGATTACCATCACTGTCCACAGGTTCAAAGACAAACTTGGACTTGGCTACGATATAGTTACCCATAATGTCTTTGTTCTTGATGTTAATGCCAAGCTCTTTCAAGGCTTCGGCTGCTTTGTCACTCAAGTTGCCGATGGTGCACTCATACTTGGTGTTGTCATCGTTGAACTTGGTATTGAACTCTTTCATCCAGTTAGCCCAGAAGAGCTGACCTGCAATTTTAACGGGTTTATTGTCCATGTTTATTCCTTAAATACGCGATAATGCTGTTTTGCTGTGTAGTAAGCGTCTTCTGCTTCTTGGTAAGTATCAAAAGCACCTATAAAAACTTCTTTATAGTTTACACAGATTCTAGCACGATATTTACCTTTTCTAAAATCTACACAAGGTTTTCCATTGTTTTGAGCGTTGCTCAGATGATCCGCTTCTCTAAGGTTGTTCCATCTATTATCCTGTTTATTTCTGTTGATGTGGTCTACTAGCTTTTCAGGAAATTTTCCTTTCATGAATAACCAAGCTAGTCGATGAGCTAGATATTTCTTTCCTGCAACCCTTAGACATAAATAGCCCCTTGAGTTAGGAGAGCCAAGAATTTGTCCTTCTTTTCTTCCTCCTATTGCTCCTTCTTTGTTGCACGTAAAAATACCTGTTTTAGGATTATACGTGACTAACCTTTTCAGCTCTTGCTGTGTTAAGTCCATTTCATTTTCCTTTGTGTTAAATTAAATCTCTGTCTCTCCAGAGTGTCACTGATTGTCTATCAAAAAGAACCCCATAGCAGTCAAGGCCGTTTGTTAATGCAGCGTTAGTGAACGCTTGGTGAGACTGGAGGGACTCGAACCCTCACGCACAAGGCGGCAGATTTTAAGTCTGCTGCGGCTACCGATTACGCCACAGTCTCGTTAATCTATACCTAATATTGTAGCACACTTTCTAGGTTTGTCAATGGGTTTCTTTCCATGACTTACCTATCTTGTACTCTCCATCAAGAGGACACCGTAGCTTGAAGTATTCTCCTGCTTCAATGATTGACATTCTAGCAGCTTTCCCTGCCTCTTCAGCGATCTCAGGAGGACACTCGAACTGGAATTCATCGTGTACATTAGCGACTAGCTTCACAGGCCACTTATTAGCCTTGATCTTGTCGTAGAAGATACACAATGCTTTCTTCATTACGATAGCGCCTGCTCCTTGTAAGAGGCTGTTAAGTGCTGCGTGTTCACTTCGCACCCAGATACGTCTTCCGTCAAGTCCGGGAACCCACCCTTTAGAGGATTGGGAGGCCACTCTTTTAAGGAGGGAGGCAAGGGCTGGAGTTTGTTGGAGGAATTTTCGTTTAAGTCTTTCACCATCTTTAGCAGTTCCTCCAACGATGCTTCCAATTTTAGCATCTCCAGCTCCGTAGAGAAAGGCATAGATGAAAGTTTTGGCACTATCTCGGGTAGCCAATCCAGCAGCTCGTTGGTTGACCGTGTGTACATCTGTACCATCTTTAGAGCTACCTTCTGTAACTGTTCTGACATAGTCATCATCTTTCATATAGTGAGCAAGCATACGAAGCTCCAGACCTGAAGCATCACAACCTACCAAGACATTACCATCTTCAACAGACCAACACTCACGACACTTATGTCCATAGACAGAACCTGCATTAGGAATCTGAGCCATGTTAGGGCCGCTGTGCGTCATCCTGCCTGTCACTGCCCCGTTGGTAATGACCTTACCGTGTACCCTGCCGTCATCCTTCACAGCCTCTAACCAGCTTTCGATCTGGGCCACACGCTTTTGGAGCATCAGATAGTTTCGGATCAGTGTGGCTACTTCTTTTAACTCTTGTTTGTTGTTTGTGTACATTGTTCGGACAAATCTTCCATGTAAACTTTACGAACAATTTGAGAGGCTACGCCATAGTAATTGTGATGTCCTCCGTGATCTTTGACTTTCTTGTGCTCTAGTTCTAACACCAAAGCAGCGTGTCGCAAACCAGCATAGAAACCTTTATTGAACTGCTTACGTCTTTGCTCTGCTGCTTCTGCGCCTTTATCGGTAACAGGAACAGCGTAAGCCTCAGACCTTCTCCATGCTTGGTACGCTCTTGTACCTTCACTACCTTCTTCTTGTTCGTCCCAATGTGTGATAGCATTCTGCATGTTGGTGATAGTCTGAGACTGTTGTTTAGCAAGTTCCGTAAGTCGGTAAACTTCTTTGTGATAAGCGCGTATGTTATCCATAGTTACTTCCACCAAAGCTCCCGGTTTTAGCCAATCAGGGTTAAAATTAATGCACCCGGCAGGCAGCAGCGCGGTCATGGTTTCTTTATTTCTCTGCTCGATTTCAGGAATCGGTTGACCTGTATAAAGCACCTCACCAAAAAGATCGTCTACATTCATTACTTTCTCCTTAAAATCATCACATTTACGTTTGTAACCCCACGACTTCGTGTCAACAGCAATAGTAGGAGAGAAAAATTTAGGTTTATGTCCCTTATCGCAATGAGGCCAATCAGGATAAGTAAAATGTAAGCACTCATCACACTGTCTTGTGGGTGTGCTCATTTGTCGCACTCCTTAATAATTTGATCTAGTACAGACTCATCAATTATCGGCTGTCCAGTTTCTGTGAACTGTTTAGGCTTCCATCCCAATTCTATCAGCTTTTCTCCAATCTGCTTACGAGAGCCGGGATTAAACGTGATGGTCTCAGGTTTAAGTTGCTTTCCTGTCTTAGCGGACACTCTAGGCACCTCGTATGGAGGCCATCTCTCTTGCATTTGCTCATAGATGACAGCCAACTTTCCTTTGATCTCAGTAAGGAGGGAAACTGCATAGGGCACATCGAGTTTGAATCCATTACGTTCTTGCTCCGCTATGATAGCTGCTACTTTGTGTTCCAAGTCAACACTATCTTGTGAAAACTGTTTCTCATTAAGATCATTGCATAGTTTAAGATACAGTCGAGTAGATACTTCAACGTCCCTAACACAATAATGATCCATAAGAGGCTCATGGGGTTCATCAAAGCACTGCCCATCATAGTCCTGTCGTTTATTGTTTAGCCACTGCCATACACCTGCATAGTCAATCTTCCCGATCCCGAGAGTCTTTCCCCAACTTTCCAGACTGTGGCCCTCTGGTCTGCTCGGATCGAGTAGCCTGCTTACCACTAGCGTATCGAAGACTTGACTCAAACGTATCCTCAAATTCCATAGCCTGTTCAAGTGATAGGCGTCGAAGGCGATGAGATTGTGCCCGACTATCAAGGAAGTGTCCTTTAAATACTCCTGAAGGGGCTTTGCTGCTTTCCATAATCTTGTTTCACCTGTGTCAATGTCTTTAGTTACTACTACCCAAATCTTGGTCTGTGTTAGATTTGTCTCGATGTCGAGCACTAATCTTTTCATGGTCTGCCTTCAAAGTTTCATACTGGTGGATCAACAACTGATACTTGTCTTGCAAGTCATAGTATTGTTCCTCCAATTCTAGCAGTCTTCCTGCGATGTTGTCAAGTGTCCACATACATTTATTTAATGTTTAACCAAAGACCAATCTGTGCAAAGGCATATCCTGTCCAGATCATTCCGTTAGAGACTTCACCTTTGCTCCACTGAAGCACACCGACAATAGCATAGCCTATACCTGTGGCTCCTACAATCACATGCTCTACACTCACGATTCATCATCCTCCAAAGGCCAGTAATACTCGCAATCGTCATCCTTACGAGGCGAAGCTACAAAGTAACTCTGCCAGAACTCATCTTTGTTCGCAGTAAAGCGATAGCATTGTTCCTTCTTAGGACACGTACCGTCCCTACACATAGTAATATCAGCCATTAGTCGTTCTCCTCTTTAGTCAACGGTTCATCCTTGATAGGATTCTCTTTAGGTCTTTGTCGGAATATACGCTCCCATCCTTCCTCGTAAGCCTTCTGATCTTGTTGCTTACGTGGTGCATCTCCTTTACCACCATCACTCATTTTCATAAGCTAATTCCTTGACTCGTCTATTTTACAATGTTTCTTCTTGTTCTTCGATCATACGCCCTGAATGAAGATCATATCTCAGTGTGAGGGCGGGTCCGGTGGCCCCTGAATACCTGTTCTTTGCAACAGCCACTTTAGTCCTGTGTCGCTCTTGCTCATTTTCAGCCATACTGTTCCGTTCAAGTGTAATGACTGCATCGCTAAGCTGTGCAATAGCCCCTGATCCTCGCAACTGACTGAGACTGACAGCTTGTCCATCTTCGTGTCCTGCATTTCCTTGCGGCCTCCGTAGATGCGATACACAGATAAGAGTTACTTCTAGTTCCTGTACCAGTGTACGCAGTTTAGTCATCATGTTGTCAATAGCTTTACGCTCGTCTCCATTGTCAAGACCAGATACAACGATACTAATGTGATCGAGGAAGATAACCCTACAATCGCAAGCCTTCGCCATGTATCTGATTCGATTAGCAATATTATCAACATCAGAGCTACCAAAATGATCGAACAAATAGACCCGATTAGTCCCAAGAGTAGCATCAAAAGCCTCCTTCAATTCCTGTTCAGTTACTGGTGTATCAGGCAAGTGCAGCAACTTGTTAGCATGTAGCGACATGATACTTCGAGCAGTCTTCCGAGTAGATTCCTCCAAGAACAAGCCACCAATCTTCCAGTCGGTAGTCTTCAGCAGGTGATACAGAATCTCCCGCAGGAATTGACTCTTACCAAGCCCTGATCCTGCAGTCACCGTAATCAATTCAGCCTTTCTAAGCCCGTACAGCAGCTTATTCAAGCCCTCCCAAGGATACATAGCCTCCGCTTTAGGCTCAGGCTTACAGATGTCTTCCCAAAGATCAGCAGCGTTAACGATACCGTCAGGGATGTACGTCTCAGCCCTCCACCACTCATTGACGAACTCCTTAGTAGCCCCGGCAATCAAGTAATCACAAGCATCTTTGTAACCTGTCTTATGCTTGACAATCTTTGCTTTGCTTCCAAAGAGTTCAGCCACTTCCTTAGATGCCTTTACTCCGGGTTCATCAGCATCGAAACAGATAACGATGTTCTCGAAGCTGTTAAGCCACTCATACTGTGCCTTACAGTCCTTCAGGGCCGCTTGTGCGCCATTACGGATACTTACTGAAGGCCACTGACTCCCTGTAAGTTGATATCCCGCCAAGGCGTCAAGTTCTCCCTCATAGATGGTGACATACTTACCACCGGAGTGAAAGAGATGTTGACCGAATAGAGCAGCTTCTTTGAAGCTTCCGAGGATGGAAAAGCTCTTATCAGCAACTGTGCGTACTTTAGCAGCAACTCTAGTTCCTCCTGCGTCAGCATAAGGGTAATAGTGTCTTGTTTCATCCTGAGTAACTCCAAATTTCTCACAAGTTTGTTGACTGATGCCTCGATCAGGGATTGATTTTACAGTCCTCTTGATCTCTAATGTTTTCGCTGGCGCTACAGCGTCCCGCATAACTGACCTTTCTTCAATGTCTGCCTCGTGTTCAGTCCTACCACAACTGAAACAGTGTGTATGCCCATCGTCATAGAGTGAATTGCCGTCAGAGCTACCGCAGTGCTCACATGGTATGTGTCTCAGAAACCTGCTCGTTGTCATCATTGCTTTCCAAGTTGAAGTATTCCAGTATCTCGTGTAAGACAGCCTGATAAACATGGTTCTGAATGACCCACTTATCAGGGTTGTCTACGTGCTTGTAAGCCCTCATAAGACCTAATTCGACACCTTCAGAGACACACCTTTCAAGGACATTGTATTCGTTTACTTTCATTTAACCACCCATGCGGCTTTCCCGCCAGTCGGCTCATCGGCTGGCTGCTGCTCAAGGGCGCGGCGCAGGGCGGTGATGGCTTCTTTAACGGACTTCACCGCCTTTTTTGCGTCTTGATAACGGTGTCCGTCTGGGTCAACGCTTCCGTATGCACAAGACGCCAAATCGTAATCCTCAGAAACGGCGTTCTTTGAACGCATCAACGCTTCCAGCGCCTGCCGCGCTGCCTTCTCTAGTTCAGTCATGATTGGTTTCCTTTCTCTGGTCATTTGATTGCCTTTCCTTCTATCCCGCACAAGTAGACATTGCCGTTCTTTGTGCATTTGTAGAACTGCAATGTGTTGCTGGCCTCCCACGGCCCAAGTTCTCCATTGGGAAGCTGTTTGCGCGATTTGCCTTTCTGAACACGATGACGTTTGCCGCAGTGTGGGCAATCAATAGTTGACTTGAGTTTTTCACCAAGTTCGTTGTTGCCAATTGCAATGTAGGGTAGCGTCATGCGTCCCCCTTGATGCCGTGGGCGGCTTCGACTCTGCGGACAAGCCTTACAAGGTCTGCGTCTGTCAAACCAAAGCCGTCGCCAGTAGGCTCAACATAATCATCATCACCTTCATCCCCACGACCATTGATGAACAAGTCAATCTGCTCATCCGTCAGCGGCTTGCTTGGCTGTGCTGGCT